GCACCACGTAATACATCTACGATTGGGTCAAATCTACTAAACTGTACGTTATTGAATATGTACTTGCCCAGGGGTTTGTGTACTCCCTCGGTAGTGTCCATGATCTTACTGAGAGTTCCACTGGGCTTGATACAGGTAATATTTTTTGGACTAGGTAAGCCCAATTCTTGTGCCATTCCAACCGCTGCTGCGGTAGCCGTACGCTTAAGATATTCATAGTCATACCCTGTCATATCTGGACGTTTTGCAATACCTGTTAAACCTACTCCACACAGTCTCAAGAAGTAGTTGTTTAGATGCCAGGCTTCTTGTAAAATACCGTCCTTTAAGTTAACACAAGTTTGACGATAATTAGCTCTAGCCGCCAACCTAATAGCCTCGTGCAGCCCTGCAGTGTCGCCTTTGAACTTTGCAATATCGGTCTCTGTTAGATTACAAAAACTCTTATTTCCCAACAAGATTTCTACACAAGGATTAGCGCCCTTAAACCAAGGAGCACGACGCCTTGCTTCTACAGCATTAATAAATCCAGGTTCACTGCCACCTGCTTCTAACATTAGCTGAAAAATCTTTTCTAAGTCTTGCTTGCTTGGTTTTTCCTGGAAAACTAGACTGTTGTTTGACTGCTGGCGATGACTGTTGCCATACAGCCACCAGTCTTTTTTAGCTACTGCAAACTCTTCCCACTCTGGTTGCCCGTAATCAAAAAGTGCTATTTCAGCACTTCTGCGGCTGCTAAGAATTGTCCCAAGATGATTAACAATATCCAGAATGTCCATCCGTGTGAGGAGACTATCAGCCCTGCCATTAAGAATGGTGGCAATAGCAGTATAAGCCACACTAATCGCCTCATCGCCGCTACTAATCCATCCATAGCCCTTTAACCTTTCCCCAGCGGGTCTAAGCTGTGAAAAATCAAGTACCAGAGTATCAGCAGGATACTTACCCGCAAGCAACTTGCCCACAGACTTTGCCCAAGCCTCTGCACTATCTCCGACTTGGATTGTCCAAGTCTTGGTATCAGGCTCCCAATATTCCACATTTTCTTCATTGCCACCCTTTTCGGTGCGTGTGCTTCGGACTACTTTAATGTTTTTGATAGGCTTGCTGAAACCATTTAGTGTGCCTACTACTGGCTTAAAGCCCACGCCACAACCTTGTAGAAGTAGCCATAGTACATCTACTACATCATATACAGTTTCAACTTCTGTAAAACTGCAATTAAACTGTGACGCTTCACGATTTTTAGCTACGGTAGTACCGCCTAGCCACAGTGTGCGTCCACTCATGCTCACCTTACGATCCAGCATTAGCTGTTCTAAGTCGTAAAGTTCTGCGTACTCCTTGTCGTTTAGTTCACGACCTACTGCTCGCTCCCACAACCACTGCTGGTGGTCAATTACTCGGGCAACAGTTTCTTGCCAGGTTTCAAATTGTTTGCCGTCGTCTGAAACTGGTCTGTTGTATGTACGACGTGTGATGACTTGTGCTCGTGTAGAAACTGCCATATTATCCTTTAATTATGTTCCTGTACTGCCGAAACCGCCAGTACCTCGTTGTGTATCATTCCAAATATCTTGAAAGGTAACTAATTCAACCTGTTGAACTACCAGTTGAGCAATTCTGTCACCAGCACAGATTTTGTATGGATCTTCGCCTAAATTTTTAAGAATTACTTTAATAGTGCCACGATAGTCACTGTCAATAATGCCTACGCTATGAGGGATTTGAATACCCCTTTTGCCTTGACTGCTGCGATTGTATACAAAGCCTGCGTGTCCATAAGGAATTTTAACCGCTATACCAGTATCAATCATTTTTTGATCTTGTGGAAAAATTTCGCACTCTTGTGGTTGGCCTGGCTCAAACCAAGCAAATAAATCAGCACCAGCATCGCTAGGGTGTGCCCGCTGTGGCAGTTTAGCGCCTGGACTAACCATACACTGAATAATTTTATGCATGCTGGTGTTAGTAATTATACCATCAAATAAATTTGATTTAGTTGTTAACATATTGTTCCAGTATTGTATCTATTTGTTCGCAATTCTCTGTACCCAGTGCTTCCTGGCAATGGGTTACCAAGTCCATTAGTTTGTAATTCAATAACAGCTGTTCTTTAGATTCATTTAGTGCTTGGACATACTTGTATCTACTAGAGATAGGAAGGCTAGCAATAATGTCATAAGTACTACCATAATCAGCAACCAGTTGCTGAGCACGTTTAGGCCCAATGCCAGGCACACCAGGGACATTATCCCCAGTATCACCGGTAAGACACTTAATACTGATGTAGTCCTCAGGACTAAACTCATAGTATTGATTCCAATTTTCCCAAGTAGTTTCTTTGCGCGTAACATAACTGAATCTGCTAACTCCTGGCTGCACAAGTAGATCCCAATCTTTATCACTACTTATCAGCCAAACACTGTCTATTTGTAAATTTTGTTTAATACTGACTATATACGCGGCAATATCATCTGCCTCTACGCCCTGAAATTTAATAACAGGGTAATCTGTAGCTTGCTGTATATACTCTAAGGTTTTTGTAAAATCTTCAAAGAATAGTTCAAACTGAGCTTTTTCAGCTTCTGTTTGTTGCTCAAACCTATCTTTACGATTTTGCTTGTACTCTGGATAAATCTCTTTGCGATACTGACTACTGCCTTGATCACAGGCTATAATAACCTTACTGGCTTTATAGCTCTTTTTGAGGCTTTGTACAGTACGCAAGTAGTCTTCTGCAAAATCTGTGGCACCGCTATGTTTATAGCGAAATGCCAAGTTAAGTGCGTCAACTACTAGTAGTGTATTTTCTGTTTGTTGCATTGTTTGGAATGTTTTTGACATTATGTAATCTTTTATTATATCACTTGTAGTTGAAAATTTCAAGACACAAATTGAGTATTTTCATTTTCAAGCCAGTCTTCAAGCAGTGCTACAAAAAATTCATGCCCATCGCAACTTACACATAAAAATCTGTAGTTACTGGTGGGCAAGTCTTCAAATGCAACAAACAGCTTACTGCGATCAAATTTGAATATAAGTAGTGGGTGCTTATTTACTTGACAGGCTTGACGATATGTTTGTTTCCAAAACTCAATAAGTTGCGGTGTTTTTGCTGTTAGTACTTGCGATGTTAGGTGATCTTCTGCATAGCCTTTTACCTCAACAGCAAATAGGTTAGTCATGCCAGGTACGTACAAGTCGCCCTTTAGTAGATGTTTAGGGTCAAGAGCGCCACTTCCTGGCACTCTTTCCCAGTTTAACTTAGTATGCTTTCGTAGCATATCTCGGGCTATGGTTTCTGTACGAGCACCCTTTGCTCTACTGTCTACCATTAGTCGGCTTGTTCCGGTTGTTGCTCGGCAGCAGCTTTCATAGCCTTCACCTTTTCTTTAGCTGTTAGCTTTCGCTCTGGCGGTGGGGCAGGGGCCAACGGTTCGCTTTGTGCGGGTTCAGCGGTTGCGGTGGTTTGGGCAGTTTGGGTTGTAGGACTACTATGCCTAAGTGCACTTTGTTCCTTGATTTCTAACTCATCTACACTATAAACTACGGTGCCTTCTGTAACTTCCATAGTAACCAAATCTTGGTGTGTAATTAATTGGTGTAAAAATATTGGTTTTTTCACACCATCACGAGTATAGGTAGCTTTAGCACCGTCTTTTAGTTGTTCGATTTTAATCATATTAAGCCTCTATGCTAGATATATTTCCACGCTTTACTACATTTACTTTTTCCAGTAGTGGGTGAGTAAATCCATGGGACACCAAGAAAGTATTTAAGTGTTCTTCTTTTAAGAGTACTTCTACTAATTTTTCTTTACCGTCCACATCCAGCGCTTCTACTGTTTCGTCTAGTATTAATAAATTAATTCTGCTACTACTTAAAGTCTGCATTAGTTTACGAATTGCCAACAGTGTTGCAACATTTACTCTAGCCTTTTCACCACCGCTAAGTGCTGCCATTTCAATATCTTTACCATTATCGGTAATTACAACATTTAATTTATCACTACTATTTACTTTAAAACTAATTTGAAATCTACCATCACTTAAGTCTACCAAATACTTATTAGTAATGTCTTCTAGATCTTTTACTAAACATTCAATTTTATACGCTACTAGGCCGGTTGTACTAAATGTTTTAGTTAACACATTGATAATACTCATTCGCTCACTTAGCTTGTGTAACTGTTCGCTGTGCAGCTCAAGTTCTTCACTCATTTCGCCAAGCTGTTTGCTAATAGTATCTACTTTACTATTATGAGCATTTGCACTAACATTATGCTTTTCAGCTTCTAGTACTTTTTGTTTAGTAACACTAATATTTTGCTGTAGATCTGTTAGTTGTTGCTGAAGACTAACGCGGTCCAGCGGTTCTTCAGGCAGTGTTTCGTCTATTAATTGATGATATTTTTCCCAGGATTCTTGTGATTTCTGTGAATCTTCCCAGTCTTTTTTAGCTTGCAGTAATTCTGTAATTACTTTACTAAGTTCAATAATCCGAGTTTCTGCTGACTCAATTTCTTGAGTCTTTTCAGTTATCATATTACTAACTTTTTCTTCATCAATCTGCGATAAACAGGTAGGACAAGTACCATTTAATACTTGCATTTTCTTAATAAATGCTTTAGCATCTTGCACTGTTTTATCTAGACGCACTTTTTCGCTTTGTACCGGCTCTACAGATTCTGTGGGTTCTTCCGGTATTGGTACAAGTTTAATTTTTGTTTGTAGCTGCTTATAAGTATTATTTTGACTAATCTTTTTATTAGTAATATCTATACTCTTTAAAGTGGCTTCTAGTTCTAATACTTCTTGTATTAGCGCTTGATCTAGTATTGGCACATCTAGCAGTGGTTTAGGCGTTAGATCAACCTTTTCATATTTATCTAACCAGGCCTTAACAGTATTTACTTGACCATTAACCTGACTAATATCTTTACTTAGATCATTAGCCACTTCTTTAAAAATTTCAGCAGCTTTAGTATACTTTGTAAGATTTAATATTTCAATTAAAAACTTTTTACGAGCAGTATCAGCAGCAGTTAAAAACTCTAAACTACTTGCATTGCTTTGATATACAATTTGTGAAAATCCTTTGTGATCAATACCTATAATGTCTTCAATCATTTTATAGGTTGTGGTAGCAGTATGTCCACTAATATCTTGACCATTTTTTAGTAATTTTACTGTTTGCTGTGCGCCTCTGCTGCTTTTAATAGTATACTCTATACCATCTTTTTCTAAATCTAGTTCAATAGTATAGGTTTTATCTTTGATATATCTATTTAGAATATCAGCTTTTTTAATTCCTTTGCTATTCTTATTGAATAACACTTCTTCTAGGATTAGGGCTATACTACTTTTACCATGGCCATTTTTACCAACTAATTGTGTTAGTGGAGCAGCGATAAAGTTTACACGATTATCTTGGCCATAGCTGAACGCATTGCTCCACCGTAATTCTTTGATTGTTATCATTTATTTAAGTAGTTGGCTAGTTCAGGTAACCCGCCTACATATTCTCCATCTATAAATATTTGCGGAACGGTACGCACGCCAGGCAGCTTAATAGTTAGATCTTCTAAAGTTACGTCTATTCCGATTACCTTTTCAGTATACGGAATACTTTTTTCTTGCAATATTCTTTTTGCAGTTAAACAGCCAGGACAATTGGGCTGTGACCATACTTCTGCGAATCTATCCTTGTTCGATTTTATCTGCATAATTTTGTAATTCCTGTAGTGCTAGTTCAATGGTTGTGTCTGGCAATTGAAGTATATATCGCAAATATTCACTAACTTCTTCGTTTAGTGACATATCTTTGTCTAGTAGCAAAGCAGTATCTGTTTCGCGCTTCAATACTTTGCGATCAATTAAGTCACTGTCCTCTAGTCCGCCCAGTTCTTGCATATCACCTTCTACTTGGTAGATTGTGTGATCGTACTCTGTTGGCGGTTTAGGGTCATTTACTCCTACTGTTTTTCTGATAAGCTGTGGTACTTTGAGTTTGATCCAAGTGTGATCCAAAGTATCGTTATCAAGCAGGATAATTCCAGTGTCCACGGAATTTCTATGAAAGCTAGTGGTAACAGGACTGCCTGGATACAAAATATTACGTTGCGAGTTTTCATAGCTGTGCAAGTCACCTGCCAAGACCACATCCCAGTCTTTAAAAATATCTAAGTTTACTTCTGGTTGTACGTGTGGTGGGATTTCTCCACGAACGTGAGTACATAGAATACTGCCACCGTCTGGCCAGGGATGCTTTCCTTGCTCAAAATCTTTTAGTTTGTTGTAGGGAACAAACTCAATCCCATAGTCGCTGTAATAGTCGTCAATCACTATTACATTTTTATTCATTTTATTAGTGGCTTTAGCAAGATTAGACATAAAAGTCGTATTTTTCTTGATAGCTTCGTGATTACCACTATAAATTATGGTAGGAATACTACAATGATTAATTAAATCAAAGTATACTTCTAGTTCCTCCATATTAGGTAGTTTATCAAAAACATCACCACCTATAACAAACACTTCTGCTTGTTCTTGACAGCGCTCAAACTCTTTCCACAATAAATCGTAGCGATTTTTAGCCCAGTCTATTGGAACATTCTTCTGTCCCAATTTTATATGTATATCTGCTGTAAATAAAACTTTCATGCTTTCCTTTTACAAGACAAAAAAGCCCGCTAATGTTTAGACTTAGCGGGCTTTTATGATTTTAGCCTAATTCTTTTACAGCTTCTTGCTCTGACTCATCAGTAGCTTCTTCTTCTGTATTAGTAGTAATCTTAGTTAAAAGCGCTAAAACCTCCTCTGGTGTTGGACGTGGAAACTTCTCATCAATATTCTGAGCTTTGTCTGCCAATTCCCTTTCTTCAGGAGTTAATGAACGTGGTTTGCAACGCAGAACCTGCAGTGTGTATTCTACATTGAAAGCCAGGGGACCAGTCTTAGTACGCTTAAATACTACGTCCCAGCCAGCATCATAATCGGTAGGATCACCTAAATCTTCTGCTGCTGTCAAGATTTGTTCAAACAGCTTCTTTTTAAGATTTAGAGCTTTAACCTTACCGTCCTTAGGATCAATACAGTTAACGCTGTAACTCCAGCTGCATTTTGCATCAGGAAAAAAATCTTGTACATGATCTTTTTCCATATTATCAAACTTTTCTTTTTCACGACTAAAAGCTAAGCACTCAACAGGAATATCCTTGTTATTAGTGCCCTTTAGCCAATAGATATATCGTGGAAGGACTCCGCCAATCAAACGAACTGTGTTTTCACCGTCTTTGTATTCGTATGCTTCAACTGTATTTTTGATTGCTTTGCCTTTGGTTTGTTTAAAACTAAGTGCCATTTTTGTTTAATTCCTCGTATTTGAAATAAATTTTATTTTCGGTTATCGTTAGTAGCGGATTATGTTTTATTGTGTTAACATTTATATCCAAAAAATAAGATAAATCTAGATGCTTATAGCCATATAACTTATAAAGTAGATAATCTCTTCGACCAGCTAGCCGAATGTATTGAGCTTTATAGACTATATCTGTAGTTTTATCTTCAAATAGTGCTTTTGCATTAAGTAAAAAACTAGTGCCAACTAGGTTACTAAGTGGTTTTACTAAATCTCTAACGTTTTTTGGTGCTATCTTTTTTAGATAATGCAATCGCAAAGTTTCGACTAATTTTCTGGAATCATTCCGTGTTTTAGTCTCAAGTGTTTGTAAGTCAAAGAAAAGTGCCATAATCTAGAACTTATACTATATTATAGCACAGCGGCTATGTAGTTACAAGTTGAATTTTTTAAACCGTTACAACTTCCCAGCCTTTACGCAAGTAAAGACCTAGCCTGTCAGTATTCTGCTTTTTATCCGCCCAGCCTGCAAACTGTATGTCAACAACTATAGGGTCTAGTTTACCCTCATGTGGACGCATAATTCTGCCTACTATTTGTTCTAGCAAACTGTCATTGCTCATTGGTACAGCCAATATTACACAACTTAAAATATTTATTGAGATTCCTTCTGCAAATATTTGGCGGGAACCAGCAATGCACATTTTTTCTCTGTTGAGTATTTGCTCCTTGGCACGTTGTCTTGCTTCAAAGTCTGTTTCCCCAGTAACCAACAAACACGTTTCTCCAACATATTCTTTTACTTTCTCTAAGAATTCTACTCTATCTGCTACAATGAGAACACTATGGCCTCCGCTAATATGCATAGTAGCAAGACCAGCAATAAACTTTCTATAATTGTCATTTTGGGTTAAGTCATTTATCTTTTCAACCCAAGTTGCGCCAGGCCTTAGTGTAAGACCGCTTTTTACTATATGTACAGTAGGATTTATAGTATTAGATTGCGGAGGCTTATATACTGTGTGACCAAAATAATCTTGAAACAGTATATGTTTACCATCTTTGCGAATCATAGTACCACTAAGAGCAATCCTATATCTAGCATGAAAAGCATCTACTGTTCCAGCAAATGTAGTTGCTGGGCAATGGTGTGCTTCGTCTAATATTATAGTTCCAAACTCTTTATTTAGTACATCTAAATTTTTAACTATAGTTTGTATATTTCCTACTACTATAGCGTGATCTTCAATATCAAACTTTCCACTTCCTATCACACCTGGAGATAGGCCAAATAGTGTTTCTATTTCTTCTATCCACTGATCTCGTAGAGCTGTTGTGTGGGTAATAACTAATGTTTTCTGACCAAATTTCTTAGCTAGGTGCAATGCTGTGAAGGTTTTACCCCAACCTACTAAGGCATTAATAAAACACGTATCTGTAACCTGATCGTAAATAATTTTTTGATCGTCACGAAGATCAAACTTTGTATTTGGAAATGGTACGGGATTTAAGACTCTTTTATCAACTAATTCGTAATTTTCAGGAATTAAATCTAATCTGCCTTGTGGTACAGTTATAATGCCATTTAGTAAAGATTTGTAATTTCTAATAGTTTCTACACTTACAAACTTTTTACTACCGGTATCCTTATGGATTTTATATGTAAGTGTTCGCATAATATGTTTGGTATGCTCCTTTCCAGGATCATCCATATATATTCTATTAGATATTATTGCTTTTGGCATTATATTAGTCTCCAGGTGTCTTTAATTGGTCTATCATAAAATCCGTAAAATATGTGTCCATCACTAAATTCTAGTAGTCCTGCATATGTTTCATACGCTTTAGGTATTTGCATAGACTTAAATCTAGTAGACAGACCTTCAACTTCAATTACACACCCTATGGTTGCGGCAGGTAAAACTTGTTTAATCCTTTTTGTTGTCAGCTTGGCGCGCTTGGATTTTTTATGTTGAAAAACTTGGCCGGTGTTGTCCACAAACCAAGTAGTGCTTTTTGCTAATTTTATTAAATCGGCTAAAAAATAGATAGCCGAGCCTATAGGAAACAACGAAACTTTATTTGCTAATGCAAGTCGTCGCAGTCCTACAGTCGGCTTATCAATGTTTTTGTCATCAACAATTCTGTAGTTACTAGAGTATTTGGCAGTATCTTTATCACTATATTCTGCCATGAAGAAGACTACATTATTATTGATTGTTGGCCTCTTTTCGCCTAGTCTAAATACGGGAAAGTTTATTTCCTGTAATAGTATAGGTTTCAATGAATTTTCCAAAACTGTAGTCATCTCCTATATCTTGGTCTACCCCAATCGGACTATCAGCAATGCTACAACCCCAGTCTTGTTGAGTATTACGTTTCAGTATATCGCAATATTCTTCTACGTGATCCTCTCTAACTAGTGCTACGATAGAGTCGTGGACAAGCATGAAGATTTTTGCGTCAAGCTTTCTAGCGCTAACTTCCTTAGCAGTACCAATAGCTCCGAGTAAGTTAATGTCGCTTGCCAATGATTGGATTTCGCTATTAATACCACTTCGTACTTCGTGGGCGGCAATTCCTTTGTCGCTGGAGAATACATTAGGCAGGCGTCGCTTTCTGCCAAAAAAGCTGTAAGTATATCCATTTTGTTCAATAAATGCTTTACGAGTATCCAACCACTGCTTTAGTTTATTAAATCTAGTAAAATACTGTTTAATATCGCTTTGTGCTTGCTCTACAGGATATGGTTCTCCAGTTGCTTTAGTAACTGTTTGCGATACTTTGCTAGCGCCACTACCATACAAGATACCAAAAGAAATAGCCTTAGCACTCTGACGCATAGCACCATAGTGCTTTTTTACATCTTCTACTTCGCAGGGCAAATTAAACACCATTTTAGCAATTGTGCTATGAAAATCGCCACCACTGCTAAATACTTTTTGCAAGTTTTTATCACCACTCAGCACAGCAGCGTAATACATTTCGGCTGTAGTCAAGTCTTGCGAAACGATCTTGTAACCTGACGGAGCTTGAATGCAACCTTTGATAATAGGATCGTCCCGAGGAATTTGCTGAGCGTTAAACTTACCAGAACTAGACAAACGACCGCTAGTGGTGAAAGTAAGATTAAAATTGGTACGAATTCGATTATCTCTATCAAGCTCCGGAAGAATTTTTTGAATGTATGTATTCTGTATTTTACCAAGCTGCCTCACTTTCAGAATTGCTTTAGGAAGTGGATGCTGTTCACTCAATTGCTCGAGGACTTCCGCGTCTGTTGAGATTGCTCCTGTTGCAGTTTTCTTTCCAGTAGGGCTGAGACCAAGATAATCGAACAAGACGACACGGAGCTGCATAACGCTATTAGGATTAAAAATCTTGCCAGTGTCTTGCTCAAAACGCTTAACTTCATCAAACGCATAAATAGCCTCTTTAGCTTTCTGAATTTCTTCGTCTAGATAAAAATTAGCTGCTTCCATGCGCTCACGACTAATAGGAATTCCTACCTCTTCCATATCCATCAGGAACAATGTTCCAGGAATTAGTATTTCTTTGTATACATGTAGCAGTTTATCATTTTTCTGCACAATAGGCCAGAATTTTTGGAAAAGGTCGTATGTAACGGCTGTGTCAATAGCAGCATAACGGCTAATAACATCGAACGGAATAAGGTCATAGGTAAAGTCATCTTGTAGAACACCGTTTTTAGCACAGTATTCTTTCTTAAACTCGTCTAGTTCGCTGTCATAGTCCCCATAATCTGTGTATTTGAGAGCCAACTGCTTTAGACCATGTGTATCTGCCTCGTCTAGCACATAGTGCATAACCATAGTGTCATGTACACGGCTACGATCAAAGTCCAGTCCAAGATGATACTTAATCATCTTGTAGTCAAATTTCATGTTGTGGAAGACAATGCTAAACTGCTTAACAATTTGCTCCAGCAGTTGCATACATTCTTCATCAAGGCAGTCTGTTAAGATGTATCTGCCGTGCTTAGATTTATAACTCATGGAAAGACCAAGCACGTATCCGTCACGAGGATATAGTGCCGTAGTCTCCGTGTCTAGTGCTACATATCCTTGAGCATTTGCAATAACTTCTTGGAAGAATGCAACTGCTTCAGCTGTGTCACTGATACCACGGTAATCTCCTTCTGCGGCAGGTCGCAAGGTTCCTTCGATGTACTTGTGGATTTTGTCAACTGCTCGCTGGAAGTCAGGCTTGCCCTCCGGCTTAAAAGCCAGCATAGCAGGATTACTGATAGGAATAAATTTATCATCTACTAATTGTCCCGCATAGTTCGTTACGCTAGTAATTTTAGCGTATTCTTTGGCCGCTTCTGCACCAACTAAGATAACATAGTTATATGGTTCAAGATCAACCTCCAAATCTACGTCTTTTTTCAGTAGTTTGGTGATTGGCTTGCTACTCATGTGATAATGGTCAAATTCAAACTGAAAATAATCACTATACCTAGTGCGATTGGGTGCTTTATCAATAACTGCGATTTTCATGTGTTTATATCCTTAGCGATACTTTATTATAGCGTATCTTGGCTAAATATTCAAGACTATTTATCAATATACTCTGCAATGCTTCGTATATCTTCTTTGTCTAACTCGCCAGGGTCTGTGCCGTCTGGCAAATTTATAATTTCTACTATAAAGCCTTCCTGCTCTATAGTAGGCTTTAGTTGTTGTGCTGCTTTTCTGCCGGCGTCATCGCCATCAAAAAGCAAGTAAATGTGTGTTATGCCTTGTGCTTTAAATGGCAATAACTTTGCCTTGGTTTCGTTCTGTAGAGTATTAGTGCCAAACGCACAGACAACATTTTCTAATCCGTTGTCGTATAAATTCAGCATATCAAATATGCCCTCTACTAAAACCATTGACTTATAACCACTAGGTAAGTGACTTGGGTATACAGGTATGCGAACACCGCTAGGGTAGTTTACATATCTAGGATTACCGTTGCTCATGGTATGTCGGGCTACAAATACAACTATTTTTCCTGTAATATCTTTAATAGGAAATACTATTCTGTCTTGTAACTTTTCTACTTGATTTGTGTAGAACGCACCAAAATGCCGCAAAGTCTGCGGACTAATTCCACGAAACTGTTTGGTATATGGTGTATGTCCAGTTGGCAAATCTAGCCCAGTACCACTAGTTTTTAGTTCTGCTAATTTTTCTTTTAGTGCAGCTATTCTAATTGGTACTGGGTTGGTAAATACGCCAAAAAACTTAAATATGTTGGTTTTGAATCCACAACTAAAGCAGTGTGCAACTCCACTAACTCTATCTACACGAAAGCTGGGGTTACTATCCTCGTGCTCAGGGTTTAAACACTTGATCAAGTAGTCACGGCCCGAGACAGTAAAGCCCAGGCCGTTCTTATTTATTAGTTCTAGTACTGGATCACTCATTTATATCACCAAGGTGGTAAATCTGCACTACTATCGTCTTGCCTTAAATCAGGTTGCTCTTTCTTTTTGCCAGCCTTTTTAACTGGTTCTTTAGCTGCGGGTCTGTCCACGGACTGTGGACTAATCCGTAAGGTATCCCAGTCGATAGGACACGTGAATGCCATTTCTTTGCCTCCACGAATTTTAGTGGTTTCAAAGCTAACAGCATTTGTCTCTTTGTCATGGGCTTCCATTGTAAGAGCAATATCGGCTGCATCAAGAATACCTTTCGCAAATCGGGCTTCACCTGTTGCATCAATTTGATACGGCGAAACCATAACCACTTCGTACTTACGTGCCAAGTTCTTAAGCTTTTTGGACACCTCAATTTGTGGTTTCCAATCATACTGGTCAGCACCCTCTAATACAATTTGGTTAATATAGTCTACTACTACAACTTTTAGTTTATCACCAAACTTTGCTTTAGCTTTGCCAATATGCAGGTCAATGCTACTTAAACTCAAGTCTCTGTCGTCAACAATAATCATTTGATTGTCAACTTTTAGTGTATGATTTCGTACTAATTCTTCTTCAAATCGGTATCTATCTCTGTGACGTAAAAAGTTGTGCACACTATCATCTGCATTACTAAACATTCCTGCTCGTGCTTTTACAACTTTTAGTATTTCGTCATCTGTTAATTTATTCTGTTTTAAATTTTGTAGGTTTACATTTGCCAATATAGACAAGTTTCTATGCATAACCTCAATTGCAGTCATTTCAATACTAAAGTAAATACTGCTGTTACCACACTCATATTGATTAACAAAAATATTGCTACTAGTAATAGATTTTCCGGAGCCTCTCCTACCCCCAATGAGTACGAGTTCTTGCCTAGCCACGCCACCAAGCACAGCGTCAAAAGTATTATTAAGGCCCAAGTAAACACGTTCTTTTTCCAACTCATCTGGGTGCTGAAACATCATTAGATCAGCCATAGTGAACACTTTCTCACTAGTATGAGTTTTTTCTTCAATGGTTAGTGCAATATTTGCTAAGTTATCTTTTATTTCATTTGAATCGTAAAGTGGTAGCTTGTCTACAAATTTATCTAGTAGTTTTACTGTTTCGTTCTGTGTATATTGATCTATTAGTGCGTCAAGTGCGACTTCTGCTGAAACGTCAGGAACCTCGGTTAAGCGGAGAGTTGCTAACGTTTTAGACGCTGGTCCCTCCCTCAAGGTTAGCTCTAGATCATCAAATGATGGTATGCTACTATACTTTTCGTAGTATTTATTTATAGCACCGTAAAGGGAAGAATAT